CGCTGTTGCCCTTAGATTAACCAGTTTACGATAGGTTGAGCGAGTAGGGTTGAGATTAGCGCGAAAGCTAAACAGAAGAGGGTTTCAGTATTCATCAGACTGATTCCTCTTCTGAATATTCTTTGATCATGTGTTCGGCTATCTCATACCAGTTGACATCGGCAAGAAACGCCATTGCATAGCTATAAGCTAGGCTTTGATCATCGGCATTATGGGCTAAATGCTCTTCTGCGTATTCTTTGAGATATTGGCTAAGATCATACGCTGTGACATCGGAATCAAATCCAGCGTCGCAATAGGGATCAAAGCCGTCAAATATTTCTAGATTAACTCGCCAAGTGGCATAGTTAGTCCAGCCGTTATAATCTGTATTGGTCATTGTCATGTCTCCGAATTGGCGGGCGCTATTGCCCAATGACAAGAATAGGTATAGGGCATATTGCCCTAACAGTCAATATCAATATTCAACAATCTTGAAATTATTTTTTATCGCCAACAAACCGCAAGGAATTGGCAAGAGTGCAGCTAGTGTCAGAGACAGATAAGAAGCCCGCTAAGAATAAATCAGCGCCAGCAAAAGACGCGAGCGAGAAGAATAAAGGCGGTAGGCCAGCAAGCTATAGCTTAGAGCTAGCAGAAGAGATATGCGAGCACGTAGCAACAGGCGGCTTTATCTCTCAGTTGCAGGAAAAGGGCTTGCCAAGTCATACGACAATTAGTCGTTGGTTGAATGAGAATGAAGAGTTTAGTGCGATGTTCGCCCGCGCGCGAGAGCAGCGAGCAGAAACATTCGCTGACCAGATTGTGCATATAGCTGACACAGAGGAAGACGCAGCTAAGGCGCGTGTAAGAGTCGACGCACGTAAGTTTGTTGCTTCTAAGCTATTGCCTAGAACATATGGCGATAAGCAAGAAGTGAATATCAATCAGACAGTTAGCATTGCACATGCCGAGGCGTTAATGACGCTGGCAGCTAGAGCTAGAGAAGCTAAGCAATTAGAAGCGCCTATCATTGACATTACACCCCAACGGTTTGTTGATCCGTTACCAGATGAACAAGATCAATAAGTTATGTTGTGTTGTGTATAGTTATTGTGATTGATTGACCTGGAGAGCGTAGCAAAGAGTAGGGCGAACGTGACCCCCCCTATCGGTCGACCACCCCCGGGGGCGGCTGCCGCAGCACGCCTCTTCCCCCTACAAAAAAATATAAAAAATCTTTCCGAACCGCAGGTGAGATGATCCGTTTTAAAGAAGATCCTTTAGACGACATTAAGCAGCGTTTATCTGCGCTTGAAGCAGAGGTAGCGTTACTCAGAAAAGGTAACGCGGTAACGCATGTTACCAAATCACGCGGTAACGGTAACGCAATGTCGCCTGCTGAAAAGATGCGCCGCTATCGTGAGCGCAAAAAGGCTAAGACAGTCTGATGCAACTTTATTTTAACAAGTGCCGTATTTGTGGCGAGGCTCATATGGTTGGTGAGCCGCACAAGTTTGGCAAGGCTGCTGATGTCCGGCGTAATATGCAGCGTGGATTATCTTTAGAAGCGATAGAAACGCTTGCCAGTGCGTTTGATGGCATGGAAGAGTCTAACCCCCCTCCCGGCCCTGAGAGGCGTCCTAGAGGCCGTCCTGCGAAAAATAAATAATGTCTGATATTCAGAGTGCCTTTGAAGCGTTTGTTGAAGAGTATCGGGATCATCCTGTTAAGTTTGTAGAGCTTGTTCTTGAGGCTAAGCCGCTACCTTGGCAGAAGGATTTTCTTAATGCCATTGCTGCTGGCGAGCGGCGGATAAGCGTAAGAGCTGGTCACGGTGTTGGTAAGTCTACTGCTTGCTCTTGGGCGTTGATTTGGCATTTGCTTACGAGATTTCCTCAAAAAGCAATATGCACAGCGCCTACTGCTGGTCAGTTATTTGATGCGTTGTTTTCTGAGGTTAAGCACTGGATTAATCGCTTACCCCCATCTTTGCGGGATGCGATAGAAGTTTATTCAGATCGGATTGTGCAGAAAGGAACGCCGGAGAGTAGTTTTATCTCGGCAAGAACTTCTAGTGCGGAGCGCCCTGAAGCATTAGCGGGCGTTCACTCTGAGAATGTTCTTCTGATTTGCGATGAGGCGTCTGCTATCCCAGAGGCGGTTTTTGAATCGGCTGCGGGTAGTATGTCCGGTCACTCTGCGACAACGATCCTGATTGGAAACCCCACAAGAAATACGGGGTTATTTTTTAAGACGCACCATAGCTTGTCTTCTGATTGGAAGACGATGCACGTAAGTTGCTTAGCTAATCCATTGGTAGCCAATGACTTTATCGAACAGATTAAGGCGACTTATGGAGAGGGCTCTAACGCATATCGCGTGCGTGTTCTTGGTGAGTTTGCACTTCGTGATGATGACGTTCTTATTCCTGCTGAGCTTGTTGATGGAGCTATGCAGAGGGATGTTGTTCTTAATACGTCCGAGCCCCTGATTTATGGCGTTGACGTTGCTCGCTTTGGCGATGACAGAACGGTAATCTGTAAGCGACAGGGCAATTTAGTCGTTGGATTTAAACATTGGTCTGGCGAAGATTTAATGGGAACGGTAGGCAGGATTGTCCATGAAGCAAGTCTGGATAAGCCTGAAGAGATTTGCGTTGACTCTATCGGACTTGGCGGTGGTGTTGCTGACCGTCTTCGTGAATTGGGTCATAACGTCAGAGACGTCAACGTTTCGGAATCCGCAGCGCTCAATCAGCAAGCGGCGCGATTAAGAGACGAACTTTGGATGGCGGCTAAGGACTGGTTAGACACCAGGGCTGTTAAGCTCCCCAAGGATGATGATCTACGGGCGGAATTAACTGGCCCGACATATAATTTTACCAGTAACGGCAAGATTAAAGTTGAAGGCAAAGCGGAGATGAAGCGCCGAGGAATGCGCTCTCCCGACTTGGCGGATGCTTTGTGTTTAACCTTCGCCTCGCAAGCTGCGGGTGTTGGTGGACGGGCGTTACGTTGGGTTCCCGGCAAGCCATTAAAGCGGAATGTAGCAGGGATTGTGTGAGCTTTGAGCAACAGAAAGGTTCGAACCGAAGGTGAGCGCGGAAAGTTGCGGAATTAAGGATTACTTAGAAACCTTAATTGAACAAGTCCGTGACGCTGAGCGGGAACGCGCTGCAAAGATCGTCGAAGAATGGCCGGTGGATACGAATTATATCGTAGGCAAGATACGGCTTGAACAACGGCGCAAAGATATAGCGAAAGCAATTAGAGAGTGGAAATGATCAACGTTGCCTGCGTCCTGAGCAATGTAGGCGATCTCTATGGCGTTGATTATGTTTATAAGCTGAAACGGGCTTTTGAGCGCCACTTACATACTGAGCATAGATTTTACTGCTTCGCGCATGTCAAGATTCCAGACGTAGATACGATTGAACTGCGTCATGATTGGCCTGGATTATGGGCTAAGATTGAGATGTTTCGGCCTCATGCTTTAAGCGGGCCGACGCTTTATTGTGATTTAGACGTAATTATAACAGGCGACGTTACAGAACTGGCAAAATATAAAACTAAGCCAGGATTCTTTATGATTGATGATGTTCCTGAATATCCGCAAGTTCATAATTCGTCATTGATGTGGTGGGATAGCGATAATCCTGCTTGGTGGGGCATTTACGAAGAGTTTGCCCGTCGTCCACGTCACTTTATGGAGAAGCATAGTTGGGATGGTGCTAAGCCTGAAAACTACGCTGATCAATCCTATATCGCTGAATATTTAGGGTTCTTTGGAAAGAAGCCGATTCACTGGCAGCAATGCTTTCCGAAAGAATGGTTCAAGATATTTTCTGCACACGGAAGACTGACTGATGACGCTCATAAGTGGGAGCCTAATGATGGCTCTCGGCTTTGGTATGCGCTTGGTCAGCCAAAAGCGCATCAGCAAACGAGCTTACCGCTTGTTGAAAGGAACTGGGTTTAATCATGGTGAATAAGACTGGCAAAATTGCTCAGCCTGTATGGGTGAGAAAAGGTCAAGCCGCCAAGGTAGGCCCGACGCCTTCGGGTTTAACAAAGTTGGCTAATCAATATGCCAAGCTCAATTCTACGCCTGGTTTAGTCGATAAGGTCGGTAATGGCCGTATTGAACATGATGAAATGAATAACCCTAAAGGCATTGCAAGCAAAAAACCTGCTCCAATGAAGCCTGCGATGGGTAAGATGCGTAAGCCAAAGGGTTGCTAAGTGGAAGACTATAAAGACAACCACAACGGCGGCGGGCTACACGGCGAAGCGACAGACGAGGGAGCTCCTTGGTCTGGTCGTGAAGGCGAAATGTCTGAAGCCGAATTTGCAGCCTCAGTAAAACAGGCGGTGGATGATGCGGTTGATTATATTGATGGCTTCGTTGCTCCTGCTAGAGCAAAAGCTACGTCTTATTACCGAGGCGATCCCTTCGGTAATGAAGAAAAGGGCCGATCGCAAATAGTGATGACGGAACTACGTGATGTAGTTCAAGCAATCACGCCGAGCT